CACGCTCCAGCGTGGCGTTGCCTTTGTAGCCGTTGGCTTTGGCCTCTGCGATGCGTCGATCGACTTGAGCGCGGACGCGTTCTTCTTTTTCGAGAGCGCACACAACATCGCTGAATGGCAAATTGTCCATTTGAGTGGATAGAATTTTGTTAGCCGCGCTATTGTCTGGTATCTGCCGCTCGTTTCCGACGCGCGACTGAGGCCGGAACAACGAATTCTGACGCCGGTGCAAGTTACGCACATCTTGCAGCGGCACAGCACCGGCCTGTTGCCGCTCCTGACTGTCGCGCTGATTGAAGCGCTGCTGTGCCTTTCTGGTTTGTTGTAGATTTTGCGACAGCAGACGTGTCTGTGGATCTTCGACGTTCAACGAGTCTCGCTGTGTCGCCAATTGTCGCAGATGCGACGGAATCTGACTGCTGTCCACAGTCACTTTTTGCGGCGGCGGGACGCGCTCTAAAGAAGGCTGCCCTGAATCGCACATGCTTTTGTTCAAGTTTGCTTTATATACTGGTTCGATTTATGTTTTTTCACGTTCGAGTCGAGAACAGCGACTCAAATTTCTTTTTGTTCACAACCGTCGCTGATTGTTGTTTGCCGGCCCGCAGCACATGGCAAATGCGAAAATCCTGTATCGATTGACAATCGACGATACTCCACAGGTTGATCGGCTTTTTCGGCACTGGCAATGATGTGACGCATTGCGCTCGTTATGCCGTGATCGATGTAGACAACTGTTTTTTCGGCTCGCTGTCGCCACAAAAGAATCGCATCTATGGCCTGCTTGTGGCCTATGATGCGTTTGATATCTTCGTAAAGCTTGTCTGTAACCAAAGGTACTTCGTGACGCTTTATGCAATCTTCAACGGCGCGACGACCATAGGTGCACATCAAACCAGAAAGTGGCGACGTTTCTGGGTGCGGCACAAGCAACAGTACGCATTGTTTCTTGGGGCAGGTCGTGACAAACGGCAAATTGTTCCTTTTTGCTGTCGTTGCCGACTGTTCTGACATCGTTGATAAGTCTGTGGTGTATCGATTTGGCGGCTTTGCAGCTTTGTTCACGATCACTAAATAAAATTGTTTGCAAAATGAAAGCCGTGTCGCAGAGCAAACACGCAATTGCGTCTTTGCACTTTTTTTGGTGACAGCAATTGTAGTAGTCAAAAATCTTTCGACCGCACACAAAATGCAAAACACTGACAACGACATAAACGCAGAGTCGCAGGCAGAAGGTCAAGTGTCGGTACGTGACCAGGTGACGCAAATGCGCGAGAAAAGTATGCTGAGCAACGCAGCCTGCAACGTCGAGCGGATGTCATTTTATCAGCACCGCAACAATCCGATGGCACAGTCTGCAGGCGTGGCTTTGAAGCAAATGCCAGACAAACAGAACTTTTTCCGTCAGCAGCGCGATGTGCGTGCAGAGTATCGCGGTGAAACAGTGCCGATGGAGGGCGCCGATTCAAAAGACAAAGAGACCAACAATCACTCTCGCGAAGTAATTGAAATGCACAAGAAAGCCATTCAGCCGTTGCCCAGCCACATCAAAGCCGATCCGGTGAAACCAACCGGCGATGTTGTGCAGGAGGCAAAGAGCATCGAAGCTAGAGAGTTACGCAGACGCATTATGGAGGCGCGCAAGCAGCAACTGCAGAGCAAGGAGTACACTCGCAAGCCAAATGTATTTGCGCGACCGATCAGCATCAATTGTCGCGAAGCTGAGCGCGAAGAAACCGCCAAAAATCACACTGAAGGCAACGAGGACGCCTACAAAGTTGTCGAACAATTGAACGCCAGCGCTCGGGGCTACGAGGACACAACTGCCAACGGTGCGCAGAAACAGGCCGATAGATTCAACGCTCGTCAACGCGAAGCAGCTGTGGCGGCGCAGCAGATGGCTGCCAAGCAAGAATAAACATTCAAACTATGTTACAGTTGGCTGTTCTTTTATTTTCAGTGTGGTGTGTCGCGTGCCTTTCGCCAAGGGCTTCTCGACAAAAAATTGGACGGTATACTCGGTGTCGATTGCGATTTTTCCAATTTTCGGTCGTCGCGCCGCGGACTAGCACTTAATTTGCTGAAAGACACGCGTGGCGATGTTTGCGACTCTGGAAACACTTCTATAGCAACTTGACGCACTTTGGGAAGCCATTCTGTATCCTGATGCGCATTATTGATCGTTTCTTCGAGCGCTGCAACAAATCGCTCTGTCCGATAAGACTGCTTCTTCACAAATGCACTCAATGCGTCGGCCAGCTGCTTGCTGTTCGGCTTGCAATGTTCTACACCATAGTGTTGCAACAATGCACTTTGCGCCGGCAGACGTTTTCGTTTTGGCAGACGGACCAGTTCGTTGAGCAAGCTGATCGCCTCCAAATCAAATGTGTTGGCTGCTTCGCGAAGGTTTGTCAATTTTTTGGCCATCTCGCAGCGCTGATGCGCAGCGCAATCGCGTGCAGAATCAACATCTCTCAGTGACAGTTTCTCGCTCAACAGTAATATCTCTGTTATCGAATTGCGTTGATTCGTGTTCAGTTGTTTATCTGCAATTTGATCAGAGTCACGGTGTTGTTGCACAAAATCATGATCAACAGGTTCAGACATGATTGGTTTTTTTTTCAGACTTTACCCTTCCATTGAAAATTGTCATGCGTGTTGGACTTTACTGATGTTCTGCAGCCTTTTGGTGTCAAATCTGTTTTGTATGTTTCGGCACTTGAATAAAATAAGTACGGTCGTTCAATCTCTGACTAAACATGTTTATTCTTCCGCTTGTTCCCAAGCTTCGTCCGCAGGCAAAGTTGGTCGCTTTTGATATTGCCAAAATTCACTGCCATCATACTCTGCCCTTTCGAGCCATGCGCCGTCTTGTAGCCAAACGAATCCGTCCAAATGCTGACTTCCATAGCCGTTGTAGTAATACAAATTTATCTTGTTCTTTACAAATTGTTTGAAATCGGTATCGCTTTTGTCGCGCAGCCAAACGACTCGCCACTGCTTTTTATTTTCTTTTTGAAAAGTTATGTCCAAGGCAATCGGTTCGGCACAGCCGTCTAAAATATCAAGTAGTTCATCGGCCATGTTGCACACAGCGCGATCGGCGGACAAGGCAGTCATTGTTGACAAAAAAAATTGTGCTTTTGTGCTGGGTTTATTGTGCTGTGACAAGTCGGCTCCACTCGGAGTCGTTCCAATGGAACAAACGAAGCTTTGGATCGGATTTGTGCCACAAAAAAACTTGCCGCAGTCCGTCTTCGAACGCAACGGATGGACGCCAACCGAGCGCAGTGATTTTTTGCCAGTCGAGCCTGTAACGTTCGTCGTTGAACGGACGATCTTGGTTTGTTTTTACGAAAGCCGTGCCAAGTGTGCAGCCAAATTCTCTGTTGCCCATGCTTACAACTTTTTCGGCTAACTGCGTGATCAACAGTCGATTTTCGCAACCGATGTTGTACGTCTCGCCCACGTGACCTTTTTGTAATACGGTGCCGATGGCTTGCGCAACGTCTGTCACGTACAAAAACGTTCGCTCGTTGCCAGGTTTGCCGTCGACACGCGGCACAAAGCCTCGCAAAGTGCGCTGCACAAATCGCGGCACCACTTTCTCAGGGTGTTGTCGGGGCCCATAAATGTTGTTAGAACGCGTCACCAGGACTGGCAGACCGTACGATTGGTGGTAGGCACGAACATACTGTTCGGCAGCGGCTTTGGAAGCAGCATAAGGATTTGTGGGACTGAGCAGCGAGCGTTCGTTGTGCAGACTGTCTTCCGCCGTTGTGCCGTACACCTCGTCGGTGCTAATGTGCAAAAACCTGTGCAGCTTTTTCTGTGCGTGCAGGGTTCTGGCGCACTCTAGCATGACGTGCGTACCCTCGACGTTGACTTTTGTAAAGTGCAGAGAGTTGCCGAACGAGTTGTCAACGTGCGACTCAGCTGCACAGTGCACTATCGTGCCAATGTCGTACAGTTGCAGTATTTGCATGACTCGATCGTGCTTGCAGATGTCGCCGCGTACAAAAACAAAGCGTTCATTCTGCATAGCCTCGTGCAAGTTGTCTTTGGAGGCGCAGTACGTCAGAACATCAAATCCTATGACTTTAGCTTCCGGCAGTCTATTCAGCAACTCCTCACAAAGATAAGAGCCAATAAATCCTGCAGCGCCAGTGACCAGAACGTTGGGCCGTGTTGTCATCATGTGTCACCTGGTTTGTCGAGCGCCGCCAAATTTGAATGAAACTTTTTTGTTTTTGCACAGTTGAGTCTTCTCATTTTATTTGATCAAAAGTGGAAGCATCTGGGTCACAAAAAAGTTGATATGCTCTTTGAGAGACGCAAAACAAAGCGACTGTATTAGATGAGCGATTTCAATACCGTCAAGCCTACCATTGAATTTGTCGGCAAAACAGGTGACGCGCAGCAGATAGAACAGTTGCGCCAGCAATTCGAAGAGTCGACAAATGAGGTTTTTTTGCGTCAAGTGAGCGCTGCGCTGCGCAAAGCACAAAGTCAGACATCGGAAGCTGACATTTTCAACAAGCTTGACAAATTGCTGCAAGTGGCAGAGACGAGGCGAAATCAACTGGTTTCCATTCGTCGAACGCAAGCTTCCAACAGTGGCAGCCGGCACAGTCCAGAGTTTGCAAACGTCCTGGTCGCTGAAATTGAATTTGTTGCAGCCACAACAGACGATACTGTGTTGGAAAGATTATTGCAGCGAATAGAGTCGGCAAACGATCTTCAGGCTCTGCAAATTGCTGTGAAAAAACTGGCTTCAGTTCGCTCCGATATTCAATTTTCTCCAACCGGCGAAGCATTTCGGCAGAAAGGCCTCCAAGCCAGCGATTGGCGTAACAAACTGAGACAAATTGAAGTTGCGTTAGAGACTCAAATACTGGATTTGAGAAGCGGTCAGACGCCACAGGAAAGCACTGAAGGGCTCTCCACTGATTATGTAAGCAATGGAAAGCCTGTAACAGATGTCTCTACGGCTAAAACAACAGCCG